AATGTGCGCTCGCTGAAGCGCGATCGCGCCAGGGCGAGTTTGAGACCGGCCTCCGCTTGTTGGACGAATGCCTGGACCAGATCGAGAGGCCGGGATGGGACGAGCGGGTGTGGCTCGCCGAAGTCCTGCACCTCAAGGGCTGGGTGCTCATGCGCCAAGGTCGGCGCACAGAGGCCAAGGAACAGCTTTCAGAGTCAATCGAATGCGCGCGCCGGCAGCAAGCCAGATCTTGGGAGTTGCGCAGTTCGACGACACTCGCGGAGTTGTTGGTCGAGTACGGCCAGCGCGACGAGGCACGCGAACTGCTCGCTCCGGTCTATGGCTGGTTCACCGAGGGATTCGACACGCTCGATCTGAAGGAGGCGAAGGCGTTGCTTGAAGAGCTGGTCGCTTGAGAGCGCTGCCGGCGACCTATTCACACCTTCCCGGCGCTAGCCGGATTGATGTCGCCGACCTTCGCCTTGCTTAGAGGCTGCCGCAGCCGAGGAGTAGCGGCCGCAGCCCATAAGCAAACTCAGTATCCAACAACCACCCGCACCAGGCTCGGCGGCGCCGTACGCCGCGCCGGCTGAGACGGTGCCAAGATCGCGCGACCATTCAGCACGGCGCGCCACGCATCCGTATTCGCGGGCCTACCGCCAAATTCGATCAAGCCCAGCTCCCAGACCCAACCACGAGTAGGATCCGCTGGCGAGTACGCAACATCGCCGGCCGCAAGGCAGGCCAGAATGATCGAATTTGCATCCACATCAGAACCAACGGAATTTCTCGCTCTCAACCACATGCGGCAGGTATCGGCCCAATACGAAAGGGCAACCCGTCCGTTCGGTCGGTCGAGCCGCTGCGTGTTCATCACCCACCGGAACGCCGCGCAGAAAGCCCTGAACGGTCGCGTTTCATCGAACCGGTCGACCAAGGTCTGCGGCCACGGCGAATGCTGCTTCACGATGTTGAACAGCCGGGTCATCTGCTTCAAGTCCGGCAGGTCACTGCGCTCGTTCAAAACCTCGACGATCCTCACCTCGTCCCGCGGCGGCGGAGGAGGAGCCGTAGGCCGCTCGGCCCGCAACTTTGCAATCTCGGCACCGAGCGCGAGGTGCTGTGCTTCAAGCTCTGCAAGTCGGCTGTCGGTCATTCTACTTCTCCCCGTCTGCGCTGGCCGGCCCGGACAATCTGGGCGGCCAAGCCGGTCGGCTTCGGCAGCTCGCCGGCCGCATCCGCGCTCATCCGCGCCCGCTTGCCGGCGGCAACGATGGCCGCGCCCGTTGCCTTGCCCGTCCCCGCCACGCGATTACGCTCCATGCGTTCGATGGTGGCGCGCGGCAGGACGTGCGCGTCTTGCCGGAGGAGTTCGTCGTGCATCTCGAACATAATGCGGCCCGCACGCTCATGGTCGCCGCGGGCGGTCGCCTCGAAGAAACCGGCGTCCGCCATAATAGCGTTCCATCGAGCATCACGAGCTTCCCGGGCCGCGCGCTCTTTTTTGCTCGAAGCCGCAATTCGGGCGCGCTCCTCGGCCGGATCCAGACCCTGCGCTGTGAGCATCGCGTCAACGGCCTGCCGGTGGCCCTCGTGCTCACCCTCACGCCGCGCCGCATCGACCCATTTTTCGGCCGAAGAGCGCGCCACGAAAGCGCCGTCGGCGAAGAGATTGCGGACGCTCTTACCCTCGCGTTTCGCGGCGGCTTTCGCCTGAGACCTTGCGGCGTCGAGCTGCGCCTCGGCACGCTCAACCGCGGCGAGCGCGGAGGCCAGCGAGCCGCCGATCGACGGCACGGAGGCGCCGTTCCGGAAGCTCAACACGCCGGCGAGCGAATTATTTTTGAACATTTGCCATCCTTCAATCGAATCGTCGTCGCCACAGATAGCACCGGGAAAGTGCGAGTTTGGTGCGAGTTCACACCCGGCGCGGGCAGCAGGCAGTGTCAATCCAAATTCGACTACCCCGATATTCCCACCAACTCGCTCGGCCACCGTCATTGAGCTTCCGCAGCATGGTCGGTGAGTATCCGACGAGCGCCGATGCTGCTTTGATTGGCTTCCACGATGGCGGCAACGGCTGCGGCGCTGGACCGTCGACCGCATCCTCGGCGTCGCCGCGGGCTTCCAGCACGGCAATCCGCGCCAATGCCTCGGCGAGCTGGTGCTCGAGCTGGAGCACCCGATCCCCGATCGTTGGCACCGTGCCGAGCCGTGCCGTCATCGCCGTCGTTGCCTCCGTCGTTTCGGCGGCAGCGGTCGGATGACGACCACGATGACCCGGCCGTTGACCTTGATGTGGGTCGTCGTGGCGCGGCGGCGGGGCGCTATTCCTCGCGAGCCCACGGCGGCAGCCTCCTATCGAGCGCCTCACGCATCCCCCGCGCTACGCCGAAATCAGGCTCCGGCATTGCCGATCCGCCGGCCTGCTGAACCGATGCGACGTCTTCGGCGAAGCGTTCCAGCACGGCGCGCAGCAAATCGCCCTGCCCGTCGTCGCAGACAATTTTGGTGCTGCCGACCTCGGCGTAACATCTTCCTTCGTCCGTGAGGCCGAATTCGACCTTGAAGCCGGCGCCCACGCCGTCACCGACAATGCGCTTCCACGCTGATCCCGGCTTCGGTGCCGCCCGCTGCCGGCGCCATGCAAGGCGCGAGACCGCACGAGCGAAAGCCGAGGCCTGCTCCGGGAACAACGGCAGGACGAAATCGCCGAAGTCGAGGAAGAAGTCACCGGCCAGCTCGCGGCCGGCGGCGAGCGTCAGGTGCGCGCCGGACGCGCGATCTGTCAGCTCTATCCTGAAAATCTGAACTCGACCCATTTGATGATCATCCCTATTTCGGAAGCTGCTCAACAATTCTCACGATCCGCTTGCCGTCCCGCTCGCGCTGGCTCGGAAGCACACCGCCTGATGGCGGCATTGGTGTTTCGAGCTCCGCTTCCAGATTCCGCCAGCCGGTATCACTGATCCAATTCACGCCGTGCTTGATCGCCGCGGCGCTCGCGTAAATGACACAATCGAGCGATTCGTTTGCTTGTCGGTCAGGTTTTTCCCATTTCCAAATAAGCTGGCCCATTCTCTTATGAGCGACACGCGTTTCGGAAACAAGCTCCTGATAGAACCGATCCGGCAGATCGCGCGGGAAGCTGATAAACCCCGGCAATGTCGCATCGTCTTTGGCCAAATCCCGGTAGAGAGCGAGCTTGAACACACTGACGCCGATGTTGAAGAACCGGCGGCTGTATTTCACCAGGGTGCCTTTCTTCTCGTTCCGCTCGCGCTGGATACGGGAGATCCGCGGCGCGGCGTCACCGTGCATGCCCCGCACCGCGATCAACTTGGAAGCGGGATGGCGCCGGGCATACGCGAGGCAATCGTCGGTCGAATAGTTGGAATCGAGCGCCGCCAGCGTGATGTTCATCGGGCGACCGACGTGATTGATCCAGATGCGATCGAGCAATTGATCGAGGTGACGCTGCGCATCGGGCTCTGAGATGTGCTTGCCGATCGTGCCGATGTCGACGATGAAGCGCCGATACCGCTCACCGCAGCCGATCAGCACCCACTCGCAGCGATCGAGCTGAACGTCGATTCCCAAAAAGAGAAGCAAACAACCCTTCGGCACTTCGCCGCGGCCGTAATGGCTCTTGAGCGCACGATCGCGAAGCTCTTCCCACGGCCTGCCGTCACCCCTTGTTTCATAAGCTCGACCGAGCGCGTCGTTGAAAAATGTTTTTTCGCCGGCCGGATCACCTTTCGCCCTCAGCCATTCACGAGCGATCTGCGGCCAGGACTGCAGATAGGAGTACGCAGACCAGATCCAGAACGATCGATGCTCCTTAGCGGCTGCAGGATTGGCCGCACGCCACTCGAAGCCCGCAAGCATCTGCGGACGGTGATGCTCTTCGATCACGCTACCGCAGGCGCCGCACGTGAAGTGCGCATCATCAGGATCGGCCGGGTCGAGCGCGGCGAGGAAATTCTCCGGCTCAAGGATCTGCATCGTGCCGCAGTGCGGACACGGCACGAAAGGCTGTTCCTGCGAGCCGGCCATGTAGTTGCCGGTAATGCGGCACCCGGGCGTGACCAGCGGCGTCGAGATCTTGAAGATCTTGGCGTCCGCGATCGCCCGGCTGCGGCTGTCGGCCATCAACTCCGGGTCGCCGACGTTATTTATTTCCCACTTTGCGAGATCGTCCTGCACCTGATTGTCGATCGTCACCTGCGAAAGGCTCGCCGGACTATTCGCGCCGGTGATCAGAAGGCGCGCGAGACCGTCCTTCCTTTCCTTGTAGAGAATTGCCGCCAGTACATCGTTGCTCTTCTGCGGGAACTGCTCGCGGACAACGCCGATCGCCTTCATCGCCGGCGCCAGTTTCATCTTCGACCATCTCAAGGCGTTGTCCGATGTCGGGTGAACGTACAGGAAAGAACCGCGCGAGACCGACAACGTGCCAAGCGTGAAGATCGTCGCCAGCGCTGTCTTCCCGACCTGCGCCGACGCGCATAGCGTGACGAAGCGGCACGGATCCTCCGGCCCGAGCGCCTTCAGCACCTCGTCGAAGAACGGGAAAAGCTGCCGGCTGTACGGTCCAGAAAATGGTCCGTCGTCGAAAACGACATGCCGCTCCGCCCACGCGAGCAGATCAATCGCCGGCGGCGGCTCCAACGCGGCCGCGACCGTCTCAAGCGCCAAGCGCTGTGCGTTCGCTATCAGCATCTCGCCCCTCCTCGTCATCCTGTAGCGGCGGCAGCGCTACCGCCTCGTCGCCCGCGGCCTTCGCTTGCCTCATACGGATCGAGCGCCACACGGTCCGCAATGTCCGCAGCGCGTCTCGTGACGTCGCCGGCGGGCTCGCCATGAGCGCGTTTGCGAACTCGGTGAAGCTCGACTCGAACACCGCCATCAGCCGGCCGGCGACGCGGCCCATCTCCTGCCGCGCGTCCGCGGCGAGCACGTACCGGCCGGATTGCACCGCGGCCTCCGCAGCGGCCTTGGCGTTCGAGAGCGCAAGCTGTTGCAGCCGCGCCGACTTGATCTCGGCCTCGATCGTAGGCTCGATCGTAGGAGCCACCGCAGCGCCGTTTCCGTCGACCGTGGCGCGCCCATTCGCACCAAGGTGCTGCACCGGGTCGAGGTTGCGCTTGAGCTGCTCTAGGGCCACGGCAACGCAAATGCGGGCACGATGGCCGTGACCGACGATAGCCTCGCCGCTGATCTGTCCGCCGCGAATCCACTGTGACACTCGCGACGGCGAGACGTTCGCCACATCAGCGAAGGCCTTCTTCGTCACCACGCCCGCTTTGCGGCCCAAGGTCGTCACCCTCCGTTAAATTTGAGATTTAACTTTTCACGACACACTGGAACCCAAGCGCGCGGGGGCGTATCCCGGGGGGCTCCTTTTTTTGCTCCAGATGGACCCAAAAAGCTCATTACTTTCAATAGGTTAGTCATACAGCTTCACCTTCACCCCGCCATTGGATTTCTGGAGACGCTCACGCGCGCGAAGCTCACGCCCACGGCGCACCATCTCGCGATACCGCTCCCCCTCCTGACGCCGTTGCAGACGTAGTGCCGCATTCACGATCTTGACGCCGTAGAGCCCTTCCAGGCGTCGGAGCTTCAGTTGAAGGAACACTCGCGCCCGGCGACCGAAGAGGTGCTTGTCCAGATCGGCGTTAATCTGCTCGGCGATCGCCTCGACGATGATGCTGGCGTCGGTCGCGGCGGGGGTGTGCGTCATCCCCGCCCTCGCTGGCCGAGCGCGGCCTGGACAATGGCCAGCGTTCGTTTCCACCGCTCCGCCCGATCCTTGCGCGCCACCTCCACGTCGACGTCGCTCAGCTTCCGGCCGTCGAGCCTGCGGCGTAATTCCTCGACGTCCTCTTGCAGTTCGGAGATCATCACCGCGAGCCGTTCGGCGGGCGTGGGCTCGGGCTCGTCGTTCACGTGCATTTTTCAGCCTCACTACTTTCTGCGGCCGTGGCCGCGGTCATGCTCGGCTCATATGCCAGCTTCGGCGGACCACGATGCGCGCGTTCCCAAACGTACCAAGCGTGGTTGAAGCTCGGCGAGCCGGTTGACCCTTCGATCCACCGAATACGCTTGGTGAGCACAATCTTCTTCGAGAAAGTCCGGCAATCAGCAAAAAGGTGGCGCCGCGTCTTGGCGCTGTCGAAGTCGGCGCGCAGCAGCATTGCCACGAAGCCGTTGGCCGGGATCAGGGAGAGGGCGCGCTCGATGAATTCGGTCGCGAGCGCGTACGGCGGATTGGTAACGATGCCCCGA